CGGGTATTTAGAAATGGTCAACCAGTGGATGTAAATGCTTTAAATAAACCGACACCCATAATAAAAAATGTGGTAATAAGTTTAGAACAAGCATACAAGGGAGACCAGGTGCCAGTTCAAATTGAGCGATGGTTATTCGAAGATGATATAAGAAAGATAGAAAATGAGACATTATATATTCCAATAATGAAAGGAATAGATGATAAAGAAATAATAATATTACGAGAGAAAGGTAATGTTTTAAAAAATGATTTGAGAGGAGATGTAAAATTAATAATAAGTATTCAAAATTCATCGGGATTTAGACGTGACGGATTAAATTTACATTTAGATAAAGATATTACATTAAAAGAGTCATTGTGTGGATTTGATTTTATAATAAATCATATAAGTGGAAAACAATTAAGATTTAATAGTGAGTCGGGAACCCCGATGAGAGATGGATTAATAAAAGCGATACCTGGATTTGGATTAGAGAGAGAAAATAACAAGGGAAATCTATGTATAAAATTTAATGTAAAATATCCAGAGAAATTAACAGGAGAACAAATAAAGGCGTTGAGAGACATTCTTTAAAAAAAAATTGAAATTATTTATTATTTACATATATTTTCAATTATAAAATATGGGTAATTTATTATCACTTTGTTGCGTAGTATGCTGTAAATATTCATTTTATGCGAATGAATTAACTGATATTATATGTGAAAAACTGGAAAAGAATATTAGTCATTTTATTGTAAGTAAAGGATTCAATTTAAAGCATTGGCATATATCTTTAAAAAGGGATGTATATTCACAATATAGACATTCTTTAACTACTAGAATATATCTAGCATTAAAGAGTAAAAATATCCCTGTGTTAACTATGGGAGGGTGGGCACAAGGACATTTTACTGAGAATCTAGTATATTTCTTGACCAAAAATCTTATTGATGAGGATTATAGATTAGCTATGATTGAGAACAAGTATACGATTCTAGATATTCCTACTAACACTCTATTTTACAATAGTCCAGAAATAAATATCTCCGATAATTATATTGAAAATTTTAGTAAAAAAATATATACAGTTATGAACAATAATGACAAAATAGAAGTATTAAATAGTACTAATGAAAACTCTTCATTTCATAAAATATTTGATGTAAATTTGGAACATAAATTGATTGATAATTTACACAACATAAGTAATAATAAATTATCAGAAATTATTGAACTATCATACAATAATTATATAAAAAAAGAAGAGGATGAAGAAATCTTACTTAAGAAAAATAATATTGTCTAAAAAATATCAAATTTTATTGTGGCATAATGTAATATATAAATTAAAAATATTTTTTAATGATGATGACCACTTTCAGATCTAGCTAATATAAAAGTTCCAATGATAACAAGGGATAACGCAAAAATTTGCATTGGTTCAAGTTTTTGAGAAAATAGAAAGAACGCACCCAATGCTAATATTACAGCTATAGAAGTATGATGAATAGCATGAATAACGGAAATATGTTTACCTGTTCTCATGACGAAATAAAGAAAAACATATGTAATAAAAATAGCAATTAATCCTAAAAAGAAATACATATTTAAATAATCTTTATGGATTGAACCTTTTTTAAGTAAGAATTGAGAGAAAATTTCAGTTAATGCCATAATTGCGAAAAATAAATATAATGTATTATCTGATATTTTAAACATTATATATTTAATGAATAAAATAATATAAACAGAAATTAATAAAAAAATTTGAGGGCAACCTGGCCGAGTGGTTAAGGCGGAAGACTAGAAATCTTCTGGGAATTTCCCGCGTTGGTTCGAATCCAGCGGTTGTCGTTTAACACGCGTGGTGTAGTGGTAACATAGTTCCCTTCCAAGGAATTGCTTCGGGTTCGATTCCCGACGTGTGTATTGGGCTTCTATGGCCAAGGGGTAAGGTGTCAGTCTTGTAAACTGAAGATCCTGGGTTCAAATCCCAGTGGAAGCATAAAAAAAAATGTAAGTGTCAATTAGAGCAATACATATTTTAATTGCCGACTTTATTTTAAATTATTTATAAAAATAATTTAAAATTTGATTACCTTGTAATTATTTATTCTTTTTATTTTTTTACCACAATGGTATCATTTTTCGCGTAAATTCTTTTATTCCTTCAAAATGATTTGTTTTTATTTGACGATTTTTAGTATTTGCTTTTTGTGAATCATATACATTTTTTAAACGTTCTCCATACAAGCGATCAATTATATATATCTTGTATGTATTTTTCCCGATTGAACTATGTGGAAAGAAATTGCGATTCATTGGAATAAAATCTTTTACTAAACACCTATCACAAGGTATAGACATTGTATAACTTGATAATGTATCATTCACAAATATATCCAATATATCTTCTTTATTAAATATTGTGTTTTTTTCTATGGTTTCAAAAATTTTATTGTGCAACTGCTCCAATGTTATGTTACTAATATCTACACTAATATATAATTGTTCGCTAAGTGTTGTATGTAATTCAAATTTAAATTCCATGTTTACGATTGATAACTATTACCCTTTTCCTTTTCCTTTTTCTTTTAAAATCTTTCATATAAAAAAAATCAATTTTTTTTTAAATGAATAAGATATAATTATTATATTTAAGAATTAGTCATACTATCTTCCAATGGAAGAAAGAATTTTGTATCTCCTATATAAAATAATATAGAAGCTAAATACAGCAAGGTATTATTCCATAATCTCCAAAATAGATTCATTACTCATTAATAAAAATTATATTTATACTTGTTTATAAAAATATATAAAGATGATATATCCAAGAATCATTAATCCATTAATATTTTTGGAAAATACATCTAGAATATTATAAGTAATATTTTTATTGTCAAACGACATAAGATAAGCAAATCCATAGATTGACCATAAAATAAAATTAAACCAAAAAAGAAATTGATTTAAGAGTTGATTATTAACAAAATGACTATAAATCAAGTAAAATGAAAGAGACAAACAAATGGTTCCAATAAAGAATCCGATATGTTTACTTACTGTTTTAAGTTCGCCCAATAATCCAAATAATAACATAATAGCATTCAATAGTAAAATATTGTTAATAATAGAAGAATTATTATTGTAAATTTCTCTCATAGACAATGATGTGGTAGAGATGTTCTGTGTTTTTTTAGTATAGTAAACCATAAAACATATTAAACTAAATAACATAGTTGGTGTTGTAATAAACCAGTCTAGGTATCTTATTAATGAAACATCAATTTTAATATTAGAAAAATTAAAAACTAGCCAAATGTAAAAGAAAAATTCGATAAATTGAACGATAGTTTCTAAAACTAATATTTCGTTTAATATTTTATCATCTGTATTAAGTTTGAAAAAGGTTCCTGATAAACAAAAAACAGCTATAATAAATTGAACTAATAAAGAATAATAAGCACTTGTATAAATATTTTGATTCATATTGTATATTAGATCTATCGAAAATAAAATAAAATAAAATGATTAATATATTTTTATTTTATTATATATAAATTAGTGTTGTAAGTAAGGAGAAGCTAAATTTGAAGGATTACTAGTCATAGAAGGACAACAAGGGATTTTTGGATAAGTTATAGGTGTTCCATTTTGTCGTGCTTTATAATCAGCTTCTAACTGTGCCATTGTTAAATTAACAGCTGAAGCTCTTCTATATTTATTTCGTCGAACGGAGGCATTTAAACCTCCAACGCCCGAGCCAGGAGTATATTTATTAAATAAACTGGTTTTAACATTTCCAGTAAAAATAAGTCTTCTTTGTCCACTAGGAGCCATTATAATATATATGAATAATAAAATATATATTATTATTTAAGAAATTCTTTGTGAATCAATATCACCAGATACTAAATAAATAGAATTCTCTGTAACAATGATATACTCAGTCTCAACCTTGTAAATTTTACTAATAGGACTAGTATATTCATCTTCACTTTTAACAAGTAATTTTTCTTGATTGGACTTAACTCCGATAATAATCTCTTTATCGAGCGATGATGTCCAATAATCGGATTTAACCTCTTTATCCTCAACAATAGCTAATTTCCAGGCATGTTGAAGGCAAGTATTTGAAGGCATTCTATAGTTTTGTTCTGAAGTTTGGGAACTCATTATATAGGAAATTAAATATAATTCTTTAAATACTTATATTTAATAAAAGTTAATTTAAGTTCAATAGATTTAAAAAATAATAATAAAATATTTTAAAATAATAATGAAAAATAATAGTTTAAATAATATCGAGAATTATAAAACGGAATTAGATTCCAATGAACATATATTGTTTATAAAATACATTGGATTAATTCATGAATTGATTGAATGTAGTGTAGATAATATTTTTATTCAAAAGTCAGAATATTTGAAATATATTTTAATGAAGGGAATAAAAAATGTGTTTTATATATTTAACTTTTTACTATTATACACAAAAAATTTAGAATTGACAATTTATCACACACAAAAGGCAATTTTATATTTTATCGAATTTATAGGACAAATAGGAGATGATAATCATAGTTTTTTAAAATTAAATACAAAAGATGCTAGTTTATTTATTTATAAGAAAACAATATTTGAAGTAAACAATGACTTTAGAAAATCGTATGAAGAATCAGAAGAAACAAAAACAAAAATGGAAATGTTACACTTATATATTGAAACATATAACAATATAATGTTGAAAATTATAGAAAATTTTGATTTCCAAAATAAAAGCTTGGAAGATCTTCAAACTATCACATTCACAAAATTATATAAAATAGTAGAATCATTGATACAATTACCAATAATATTCAAAGGTAATAATGAACAGATTAAAGATAAAATTAATGAATATAGTGTATTTGTGAATAACATAAATGCTTGCTATTCAATGCCATTTATATTTAATAATTACTTAAATTTAATAAACTATACGATAAAGAAAGGATACAACAAAAATATTGATAATATTATCGTTAAAAAAAATTTAGAATCAATAAATATCGAAGAAAAATTACAAGACTATTCAATATGTAAAATTTATAATAATATAACTAATTAATTCATAAGAATATTTTTCTTTCTGATTTTTTTCTTCCTTTGTTTATTATTTTGAGCGACAGTATTATTTTCAGTTATACACGATATATTCCTATACTCGCTTTCAAGAATTTTTTTAATAAATCTATAAATTTCATGTAATACATCTTCATCACATTTACCAACTACTAAGACACTTCCTGTTCTGAAAATCATAAAGGATATTTCTTGATAGTCTTTATGTTTAGGTTGTTGACCATTTTGCTCTGATAGAGTGTTATCATAATAGAATTTACATTGAATACCTGGATAAGAACACGCATCGAAGTTACTATTAATACGATATTGGTATTTAAGCAGATCATATAATTTATCTCTATCAATAAAATATCCACAATTGAAATTGGAATTTATTAATACAGTTTCACTTTTTTCTTTAAGATAACATAAATCCTCTCCTATATATGGTTTCAATATAGTAACCAATAATGTTAAAACCTTATCTAATAGAAGTTCATTTTGGATACCGGGGATTTCTAATTTTCCTGTATTAAATACTTTAATATGCATTTCTTTGTATTCGTTATTATAAAATATTCTCATAATCATAACGAAACAGTTAAAGAAGGCTCTCTTTTTTTTACTTCTGTAACTTAAAATATCTTTTTTACATATACCAATGCTTATTTTTCGTTGATCTTTATATTTAATTCGCCCATCAGGATTTTCAATATGTTCAATAATTTGTTCTTCATAATATTTAACACCTTCAAGATTCTTTGAAATAGCATCTACTTCTTCTTGACACACAGATGAATATTTAACCTGTTTTTTAATAATTCCATCTTGTGGAGAACTATAATCTAAAATAGGAATATCCCAAAATACTTTTTTAATATCAATTTCATTTTTATTCAAATATGAAATTTTGGTTTTTGTAGAAATATATATAGGTGAACATTTAGGAATACTATTTACATCATTGGACTGAAAATCTGATATATTATTTTCAGAAATAATATTTTCAGAAAGTATCTCGATATCTCCTGTTAAATCGTCTCCATCATTTTGTAAAAAGCTCTCCCATTCATCATCAATAGTTTCCATCACTATAGTATCTATATTGTTTTGTTTAAATATATTTATTAATATTTAAAAGGTTCAATTATTTTCTTTATCTATAATAAACATGGACTACACTCATGAAAGAACGATACCACTTCCTATCCAAAAATCTTCTTCTAATGACAATTGTAAAGAATTGAGTTTGAATCACACATTTATAGACCCTAGTAAGATGTCGCCACCAAATAGTTTTATGGATAAATTAATGAAACGAATGGATAATTATTATTCACCAACAGATAATCAAAAAAAAGAGTTTTTTGGAAAAAATAAATAAAATTGAAGTCATAATATCGTATCAATACATATATAATTATTAATACGATGATCTTATCACTCTAATATCTCCTAATATTATGGACAACAAAATATACAAAAATAACGCATTAAATGCTAACATCATTTAAAAAAATGTTTAATTTTAATATAGTATATGGTAACATATACTCTATATTTAACTCTGGTATATGCATAATATTTTCTATAAAAGACAAAAATGAAATATTTATTATATGTTTTTTATTTCTAATAAGATAATTTAAATAATTTTTAATAATATTTTTTTTTTCAATATTATATTCATTACTTAATTTTGAAATAAATTGTAAATTTTCATCTAAGTCTTTATTTTTTATATCGTCTGTTATTTTTTCCCATAATTCTGTTTGTATAATTTTTCTATTATAAATAATTTGTTCGTTTGATTGCATATAATTAATCATACTTCTAATATCCGAATTAAATAATTTTTGGATTAAATGTATAGTTTCATCACTATATTGTAATTTTTCCTTTTCATTTATTACATTTAAAAAGGTTATAATTTCTCTCTCAGGTAACTGATTAAATCGTAATCTTACAAATTCATTCTGTAAAGCTTCATCTATTCTACTTATGTAATTACATATTAAACAAAATCTAACATTTGATTTATAACTTTGTAACAAATAGCGTAATGCTATTTGAGCATTTTTTGTCATATAGTCAACTTCATCTAATATAACAAATTTCATACCGTTATTAAACAAACTTTTAGAATTCACAAAACTATTAATCTGATTTCTTATTATATCAATCCCTCTTTCATCAGAGGCATTTAAATGGATCATTAAATTCTGATTTTGGCTATTTTCTTGATATGCTTTTATTAAATTAATAATACTTGTTGTTTTACCAGTTCCAGGAGGTCCATAGAATAATAAATTAGGAAAATGTTCATTTTTTATTATATTTTCTAAAATTGTTTTATTTAATGGATCTAATACAATATCATCAAATGTATTTGGTCTGTATTTTTCAACCCATGGTGTAAAAATATTCATATACTATACTATAAATATCGTTATTTATTTAAATAAAATTGAATGATTATAATATAAATAATATACTATAATCTATCTTAATGAATAAACCTGAGTTAAATATCTATATTGGTTCAATGTATGCTGGTAAGTCAACAGAAATTATTAAAAATTTCAAAACACTAGAAGCTGCTGATGTTAAATCTTTGGTTATTACACATTCATTAGAAAATAGGTTTGATGAAAATTATTTATCAACTCATGATAATATTAAAATCCCCTGCGAAAAATTATCGCATATTAAAGATATTTATAAGTTAAAATCATTTAACCAATCGTCTGTAATATTAGTTGACGAAGCTCAGTTCTTTGATGACATTAACGAGGTTATCAATATTGTAGAAATAAATAAAAAAACGGTTTATGTTTTTGGTTTAGATGGAGATTTTAAAAGAAATAAATTTGGATGTATTTTAGATCTGATACCATATTGTGACAATATTCATAAACTGAAATCTATTTGTTATAAATGTAAAGATAAAGGTATATTCAGTTTAAGAATATCTAATTCTGAAAATCAAGTATTGGTAGGAAGTAGTGATGATTATCAACCCGTTTGTAGAAAATGTTATTTACAAAATTCATAAATTAAAATTATGATATCACCTATTGTTATTTTAACTTTAAAACTATTATAAAACCATTTAAATTAATATCATCATTTTAATTATAAAAATGAGTTCAACAATTGTCGAGAAGAAGAAGAGAGGTAGAAAAAAACAAAATATTGTTCTAACTGTTGAAGAAACACCTGAAACACCTTCAACAAAACCACCTCCTAAAAAAAGAGGAAGAAAACCAAAGGGAGGAAAAATTATTCAACAAAATACAATTTTAACTGATGCTAAAGATTCCGAACCAAATATTATTTTACATTTAAAATGCTCTATCGATGATATCCTAGAAAATAAAGATTATTCACTAAAATATGATCCAAATATTGAAAATATTAAAAGTTTTAATTTTGACAATATGGAAACAAATAATTTTTTATTAGACAATAAAGATGATGGAAAAATGAGTAATGAATTAAAAAATGCTGACAATAATACACCTGATGATAACACAAATAATTGTTGTAATAAAACTTGTAAAAATGAGTTATGGGACAAATTAAATCAATTAAAGGTTAATTTACACAAAAATAATATTTCTGATAAAAGGTCTGCTTGTTTTTGGTGCACTTATGATTTCGATAATCCTCCTATTTTTGTACCTAAAAACGAGTTTAAAAATAATTACCAAGTATATGGGTGTTTTTGTAGTCCTGAATGCTCAGCGGCATATTTAATGAATGAAAAAATAGATTCATCTGTTAAATTTGAAAGATATCAATTATTAAATCATGTTTATGGTAAAATATATAACTACAAAAAAAATATTAAACCAGCTCCTAATCCTTATTATTTACTAGATAAATATTATGGAACATTGAATATTAAAGAATATAGAGAGTTATTTAAAAATGATCAATTATTAATTGTTGTAGATAAACCATTAACACACATATTTCCAGAATTATATGAAGATAATTCTGATTTCATTTTAAATCAACGAACTATTCCCACAAATTCTACTTATAAACTCAAACGAAAAGGAACTGTTCCAAAAAAATCGAGCGTCCTTGATGATTTGACATCTAAAAATTAAATAGTCTAAATTTTATTATTTAATTTTTATTAATTATTTTCTTCTGTTTCTAATACTTCTTCTACAACGTCCAATTGTTTTTTTGCTTCCTCTTTCATTTTTTTAATGTGTGCCATTTTCTGTCGATACATTTCTTCTTGTTTTTCCTTCATTTTTTGTATTTGTTCATTTCGTTCACGCTCTAAACGAAAATTCTTTGCTCCAGTATCCATCAAATTTCGTATTTCTCCATAAATTTGTTGATTTGTTGACCCTTTTTCTTCTTTTTGTTTCTCTGTAACCCCGAAATATTTATTTAAAACTTTCATATAATCATAATTTACCTCTTCTAATTGTTTCTTTGCTTCATCGTTAGATAATTCGGTTTGTCTACATATCATATTTACAGATTCTTCTTTAATTCGTGTTATTTGTAATTCTCTCTGTTTAATAAATGCTTCTTCTCTCAATTGTTTTTCTGTTTTCTTAAATTCTCCCCCTCCGCTTATATCTAACACTTCATTTGAATATGTAATTTCAATAATTTCATTGGTATCAGATTGTGTAAATTCACTCATTATATATATTCTCTTAAATGTTTTTTAAACTATATTAAACGAATATCATTAGATAAATTAATGGAGAATCATATTCGTCTTACACAACCATCTAATTTAAATAAATATGTTGAAGAGCTTAACACTAAAATGAAAGAAGAGTTTACAAACACTTTGACAAAAATTTATAACGATGATATGAAAAAATATGATGATATTATTAATATTATTATTCAATTACCTTTTGTGAAAAGAATTATCGAAGAAAACAATTCCCTCAGAGAAAAATTAAAGAATCTAGATCAATCATCAAATAATGTAGAATCTATTAAACTTGAAATTTCCGATAAACCAATCTCTACATCTTATGTAGATCTTGATAAAATAACATTTAATCAAAATAATAAGGCAGAGTCTAGTGATTCATCAGATGATACATCTAGCGATGAAGAAGAAGGAAGTATTTCGGACGATGAAGATGAAAAACCCAACTTTCCATCATTCCCTTCTAGTGAAACATCAGATATAATTGTTAGAAAAGTAGAAGTTGTAGAAACAATCACAGAAAATGCCGATGTAGAAGATGAAGAGCCACGCAAATGGGGACAGTATTTGGGTGATGGTTCATCTATAACAAAATCTGTTGACAAAGAAGTAGAGGAGGAGGAAGAGGAAGAGGAAGAAGAGGAGGAGGAGGAAGAGGAGGAGGAAGAAGAGGAGGAGGAGGAAGAGGAATGTGAACAATTGTGTGAAGATTGTAACAAATTAGAATGTGGTTGTGAAGAAGTAGAAGAGGAGGAAGAGGAGGAAGAGGAGGAAGAGGAGGAAGAGGAGGAAGAGGAGGAAGAGGAGGAAGAGGAGGAAGAGGAGGAGGAGGAAGAGGAAGAGGAAGAGGAGGAAGAGGAAGAGGAAGAGGAAGTAGAAGAGGAGGAGGAAGTAGAAGAGGAGGAAGTAGAAGAGGAGGAAGTAGAAGAGGAAAGTGATACAGAAAATTTAGAAGAAGATGAAGAAGAAGTTATAGAAATTGAGATTGATGGTGAAACATATTACTGTGATGATGAGGAGAATGGAAATATTTACAAAGATGAAGATGGAGAAGTAGGTAATGTTTGTGGAAAAATAAAAGATGGAGAAGCCACAATATTTTAAATATTTTATGGTATTATAATATAAATGATAGATAAACTATGTCCTCCAGCAATTTTATATTTGGGTTTTTCATTAACACAAATAGTTATTGATACATTTAAGGGATTTTATAACACAGCATTCTTCAAAACAATTGTGATGATTATTTTTACATTACTTTTAAATATTCTTTGTAAACAAGGATTAAGTATAATTTCATGGTTAATAGTATTCATCCCATTTATTTTAATGACTTACATCACTGCTGTATTAATGTTTGTATTTGGATTATCTCCTTCATCAGATAATTTAGATTATGATGTCAAATATCCCGACGATTATCCTGATGAGTTGTTAATAGTAAGAAATCCATCAAATAATACAACAGTTGTAAATAAAACAGACAATAACGATGAAGAATATGACCCAAATGATTTCACTAGTGGAACTCCAGAAGATATTAATAATTATAATTAAATAATTTAAACATATAAATTTTTTAATTAATATAAATGGATATAGCCTTTTCTATATTAATGGGATTATCTAATATTTTATATTTTATTTATGAAATGTTAATGTTTACCGGTGTGAGTATTTTGTTTATTCAAAATTCTGACAGCGAACGACATGAAATATTTAAAAATGTAATACTTAATTCTAACAACTATTGTAACGATATAACTGTTGAAATAGGTTGGAAATGTGCGGAAATAGCAACAGTAACAAATATGTTTTACAGAAAACAAGTAATTCCAACAATACATTATTTAACAAACGATTATTTTAGATATCCTATACTATTGATAAAAGATGGTGAAGAGGTAATGAATATTAAAAATATTGATTCATATCAATTAGACGAACTAGAATATGACTTATTATTTTATACAGACTATAGTGAGAATGATCCTAAAAAAAATTATACTATAATAAGTGAAACGGGAATTAAGGATATAAAATCTCCGATAGATAATAAATCTGATATAAATTTTATAATTTTTCAACTAACTAATAGATTTGGTGCTAAATTTGATATAAATTTAAAAGAACCGAAAAACTTTTTATTAAAGAATAATGTATTAAAATACAGCTTTTTTAAATGGTATATGAAGAAAGTATATAATAGACCCCTATCGAATGATTATACTGTTAATTATATGTCTCAAGATATGTCAACAGTAAGTCTTAAAAGTCCTTTTTTTATAAAATTTGGAGAAGATGGTGTAACATCATTTTCATCAAAACCAGACCTGAATCAAATACCAGAATTATCAACAGATGAAAATGATGAAGAATCAGAATCAGAATATGAATCAGAATATGAATCAGAATATGAATCAGAAGATAAATCAGAAGATAAATCAGATGTTGAATCAGGCGACGAGTCAGACCATAAATCAGATAATGAATCAGAACTATCCAATACGGATGAAGAAGAGAATGATAAAGGCCCAACATTTTGTTCTTATGAATGTGTTCTTAGAGCTAGACAAAATTTAAATAATGAAAAAAACCAAGTAAAAAGTGATAAGAAGGCAGATGAAAATGTTGATGAGATATCAGAACAAACATTTGATATAGATTTTTCAAAAAATTTAGTTACTTCTATACTAAAGACAGAACAACAGAAACAACATCAAGAATAATAATATATTTATTTAAATCATTTAAAAAAAAATTGACAGCTAATATTATAATGGAGGAATCCCATAGTGATAATTCAGCAATGCAACAGCATCCATTAAATGACGAGTGGAATTTTTGGGCACATATGCCACATGATACCGATTGGTCATTAACAAGTTATAAGAATATTTATAATGCAAAATCTGTAGAAGATACTGTAGCAATAAGTGAAGCGCTACCTTCAAGATTGGTTAAGAATTGTATGTTGTTCATAATGCGGAAAGGAATTACACCTCTATGGGAGGATCCAAGAAATAGGAAGGGAGGCTGTTTCTCATATAAAGTAAGTAACAAAAATGTTTATGAGTGTTGGAAAAAATTAACTTATTCATTAGTAGGAGAAAGTTTGTCAAGTAATAAAAAATTACAGGAAGGTATAAATGGTATAACAATATCTCCTAAGAAGAACTTTTGTATTATTAAAATTTGGTTGGGTAATTGTGATTTCCAAAATGCCAGTATGATTAATTGTAGTAGTGGTATAGATGCTCATGGTTGCTTATTTAAGAAACATGCCCCTGAATATTAAATATTTAAATATTAGATAATGAAAATATTTAAATATAATCGAAATAATATTATATAAATATGATTATGAATATGGTAAGCTCTAGTGTGTTACTTTTTTTTATGTTAGCAACATATAATTGTGTTGCCAATGAATATAAACCAGTAGAAGAATTAAATGTAAATAATTATGAAGGAGAGTGGTTTCAAGTTTATAAGGATTTAGGAGATATGACATTTCAAGGATTTGGAACTTGTGCTGTTGCCGAGTATAAGCTTCAAAACGATGGTATAATTTCTGTATTAAATAGTCAAATCAATAAGGATGGGAGTGTAGGACAAATATCTGGAACAGCTTTTTATGATGAAGGAAAGAGTGGTGGAGAATTAACAGTAAATTTAGATGGTGTAAATATGGATGCTCCATATTGGGTATTAGAATTAGGACCAATTATAAATAATGAGTATCAATATTCCATTGTATCTGATAATTTAAAATTTTCTTTGTTTGTATTAGCTAGAAATGTTACAGAATATTACAACTCATATGACAATGATGTTAAAAAATCATTGGAAGAATTTGGTTTTAATACAAAAATTAATAAACCTATGAAAATGGATCAAAGTGATTGCGACTATAACTATAGTTACATTACCAGTAACAAACCAAAGACGATGGTATATAGTAAACAATCAGAATGCGATGTAGCAGACTATTTAAAAAATGCTGGTTTTACATCATCTCAAATACCTACTATGGTATGTATTTCAAAATATGAAAGTTCTTTTAATTGTGACTCAACTAATAAAAATACAGATGGTTCTACAGACTATGGTTTATTTCAAATAAATAGTTATTATTGGTGTTCTGGAGATCCAAATTCTAAATATAATGAATGTGGGGCAAGTTGTTCCAGTCTATTTGATTGTCAAAAAAATGCTAATTGTGCTCATACAGTTTTTAAACAACAAGGTTATACAGCTTGGTATGGTTATCAATATCATAAATCTGAATGTGACAATTATAAATTAAATTGTTAATTATATTATTATTAAAATTTATTAATAATAATATTTAATCACTAATCATTATGTTTAGAAGGTAATGGACTAAGACATAATTTAATTGTTCCCAAGCTGGCTACATAATATTTAACTACTAAAGGTAAATCATTTTCTAAATACATTTCAATTTGACTACATAGATTGGTACATTTAATAAAATAACCCAAATTTTTCAATGAAAACTCGCCTTGGATAATTTTACTAGAATCTTGCTTTTCGATAAACTCCATACCTCCTGATGATTCTTCTCTTTTAACTTCAGCAGTAGCAAATTGTCCATCACATCTAAAAATAAGTTCATTTCCAACAGACTTAATTTCTAATCTTTCAGAAATACAAGATAAATCTCTAATGATTTTTTGGAAATCAGAAGATGGGAGATTAATAACCGAAGAAAAATGAACATCTGGTTCTTCAAATTCATCAGTATCAGGTTCAATAAGTCTAAGTTTCTGAGTTTTACATTGTTTAATGTCTCCGTTTTCAAACTTAAGACCTAAAAATGAAACAATACCATCATAATAGTCATTATTTTCAATATAAATTGTCAATGTATCATCATTGTCAATAGAGTTAATTAATTTAAACAGATGAAACATATTAACGCCAATAACAATCTTTTCTTTGTTACACTCATAATGTTCAAAATTTTCGGCACCTAAAAATAAATGGGCCAACATAGTGTGTGATTTATCCATATTAATAATTCTAATACCATCCTTCTTAAAGGTAATATTAGTTTCTAATAAAATATCCTTTAAAGCAGTCATAAGAGTTCTAAAAGGAGCGATTTGGACTGTTTTAATTGTCAAAACATTATTTGATTCAAACGAAGACATATTATACATAATTTTTACCATAAATCTTTAAATACTTATGCGTTTATATTTAAAAATTTAATTTATTTAATCAAATATTTTATATGCGGATATTGCCATACCAATCATAATAATTATCATTCCAACATAATCATCAATTGTTGTAGGAACTTTCAACCAATATTTATTGGTAACGATTTGTCCCATAAAATCAAATACATAGGATGCTAATGATAACTGTGGAGCGGTTAAAAATAAGTTCCCCATACGAATTGATGGAATAACAAACATCCATTCTAATGTTGCCCACAACTCTGCCCAAGCCAATTTTTTAGAAAAAGGAGCTTTTTCCATATCTGGAGTTGTTTGATGAAATAAGGCTAAATCCATTAATGCTACTACAAATAAATTAAGTATTATCCATAATATAAATCTATTAACTGTAAATTTTGTTTTCATTAGTATATATATATATATACCAATGAATAAAATAATATATTACATCCAATTTTTAGCATCATTCATAATAGCACAATCGATTTCAATGTGGGGACAATTTTATACTCTAAAATATCCAAATATTTCTATGTTTAAGGCGTTTTTAATGGCGATTCCTTTTGCGTGGCTAGATTGGTTTTTTATGACAATAGCGATAGGTTTAGGACATAAATATAATTTAGTTTCAGAAACTCAAGATACATTTTTATTAATTATCACACAATTTATATTAGTTTTAATAATTAATCATTTTTTTCTAAAACAAGTATTATCTAAGAGTGATATTATAGCATTCTTTGTTATTTTATTGGCATTTGCGATAAGTTTCTCTAGTTTAGTAAGTAAACTAATGGGAATTCCTATTCCCAAAAAAGTTAAAAAGAATGAAAAGGAAGAAGTAGAACATGAACATAAAGGTGATCCTGATGATGAACTAGCGAAACGACTAAGATTAGACTAATTATATACAAAATAAATATTCTCCATTTTATATATAATGAAAGTGAAACATGGTTTTAAATTTAAAAAAAATGGATGGAATTATATTTCAATAAGAGGTAATCCGACACAACGAGGAATCGCTCATGGAACATTACTAAAAGAAGAAATTAAGGAATGTTTAAAAACAATGGAATGGAATTTATATGATACTCATGGATTTAAGGTTGATTTTTTTGTAGAGGTAAGCAATTATCTTTTTAAAAAACCAACAGAAGAACATTATCCTGAATTTTTTGATGAATTAAAGGGTATTGCCAAAGGAGCCAATGTTGATTTAGACCAACTAATTTTATGGAATAATATAGCTTCATTAGATTATGCTGTTCCAAAAATAACACTATTCTTAGATAAGATGCCAAAACTAAAAGAGAAATATGGACATTTACTTAAATCTTTACCAGCAGTTGGTTCTATGGAAGGTGGTTCAAAAGATAAATGTTCAGCTTTTATGGCAGTAGGAGATTATACACATGACGGAAAAATATGTTGTGCTCATAATTCATTTGATAATTTTATAGATGGGCAATATTTTAACACTATTATTGACATAAAACCAGATAAAGGACATCGTATTTTATTTCAAGGAGCACCAGGGTATATAGCGAGTCAAACCGATTTTTTTGTTAATAGTAAAGGATTTATAGGAACAGAAACAACAATTGGGGGATTTATTGCTTTTAAAAATGAAGATCCGATAACTGTAAGAATAAGAAATTGTATGCAATATGCAAATACTTTAGATGATTATGTAGAATTCTTGAAAAAAAGAAATTCAGGTGACTATGCCAATTCATGGTTAATAGCTGATACAAAAAAAAATGAAATTATGAGAGTTGAATTAGGTCTTGAATTTGTAAATGTAGAGAGAAAAAAGAATGGATATTTTATTGGTTTTAATGCTCCATATGATGCTAGAATTAGGAATTTAGAATGTATTAATACTGGATTTGATGATATAAGACGTCATCAAGGTGCTAGAAAAGTTCGCTTAGAAGAATTAATGGAACAACATAAAGGAAAAATTAACATTGAAATTGCTCAAGAAATAATAGCAGATCACTATGATGTGTATTTAAATAAAACGAATCCTTGTTCTAGAACATGTTGTTCTCATTATGAATTAGATGACAGAGCTTTTATGAGTCAAGCTGACCGACCTTTACCGTATCAACCAAGAGGAGCTGTAGATGGTTGTGTAGCGGATTCTGAATCCTGTAAACATATTGGATTTTACGGTAGATGGGGGGCTAGTTGTGGAATGCCTTTTTATGCCAAAGAATTTGTTAAACAGAACATTCAGTGGAAACGATTTGGACCTCATTTACATGATAGACCTTCCCAACCATGGACATACTTTAAAACATTAGACAAACCAATCAAGTTATCAAAATCCAAAAAACCAAAGAGAGAAAACAATAAAACAAAATCTAAAAAATAAAGTAAATATATAATTAAATGACTACATATAATTATATATGCGATAAACACACAAATTTAGATACGACTGTAATATATCCATTAAGTCCATGTCGGGGAAAATGTTTAGATTGTGGCGCAAAAAAAGTTCATGGATATTCGAATCCAGACCATATATCTAATCCATTTGGTTATTTATATTTAATACCTATGAAATGTCTTTCATGTTCAGAAGACAAAAAGAAATGTATGTGGTGTAAATAATTTATAATTTAACACTTGGTGTTTTGCGTTTACCATGTCCATGTTTTTTTCTAGATTTTCTTGCTAGTTTTAACGCCTTGCTGTTTTTCTTACATCCTTCTTTTAAAATATTATAGTCAACTGCCGCAGCTTTCCCACCTGTAATAGAACTAGCTAATCTGGCATATCCCCATGAATGACCACTTTGATTAGGTCTAGACCCAGAACTGTAATAGGCACCTTGCCCCTTTTTAACGATTTTAGATAAAGAATCAATTGAACATCCTGTTTTACGCGAAAGGGATTTAGATGGTACTATTTCATCTAAATTATATATTTTTTTTGCTTTAGTTATATGTGGACTAACCTTAGATTTAAAAGATTTAACCTTCTTTCTTGTATAATATTTTCCTTTCTTATACATTTTTCGCGATTTCTTTAACATACTTCTTTGTTTCTTCTTATCTTTTCTAGTCAATTGTTTGGGTATATATCTTTTTGGAACTTTCTTGCCACCATGAAACTCTCTTAAACGATATATCATCGGAATACCTTGTTCTTGCATTGGCTCGATTCTACTTCCTGATAATAGTCCTAGTTGTTGTTGTGTTCTTTCACTCAAGTAACCTGGATAATATCTCTTTATAATTAAATTTAATTTTCTCTCTACCTCTGCCTCATTATCTTCTTTTTGAGATTCTCTCAAACTCTCAACTAACTCTTTGGCTTTATCTTCTAATTCAATATTCATAAATCTAAATCCTAATTTATAATAATAAGGTATAACATCATCAATAGCACTTAATTTAATATAAGCTACATTTAATTCAAGTCCTAAATTAATAACTTTATCGATAATTCCTTTACCTCCTATTCTACGATCATCACCAGTTTCTCTAGTAGCCATACTATGAAACATTGAATTACAAATTAAATCGATATATAAATATTCATTACCATTCTTATCTAAATCAATAGTTACACAGGCAAAACCTCTAATATCGCGATTAAATGTATGAACGAATACCCAATCACAACCATCTAAAGTATCAGTGACAAATTGTTCACCTATTTTTCCTTGACAGTATTGAACTCTGGCATTTTTTTTTATTTCTGTTACATAATACCAGAACTCATCTTCTTGGTCATCTTTATTAAAGATTAATACATCAGACATAATATAATATATAAAAAGATTTAAAATCAATCTTATATATTATAAAAATGGATGATTCAGCTAGTAAAAACAAATTATTAGAAGTAGTATTAAATGAATGGGATAAATACGAAGATAATTCTATAATATTAACTAGATTGATTAATTGTATTAATAACTTACCAGAAATGTTAGAAAATACAAATACGACTATTATAGAACGAGAGAAAAGGAAAAATAAATTAGAAAAAGAGTCAGAACAATTTATTCAAAAGTTTCTTTACAATCATAAATTTTACTATCATACTACATCGGAATTGTTTTTTGAATATAATGATAAAAATTTTTCTTTGGTGAAAGAAGATGATGTCCAATATACTATTTTAACTGCTATAAGTTCAAATAAAACTTTAATGGATTGGAAGCAAAAATTAAAGGTAACGATTCTTAAAAAAATAAAGGAACGAGACATTTTTTCATGTATTCCTGAATCAGAAACAATTCAAAATGTTATTAACAAGTTACATCCCTCTATTTGTGATACAAAAGAAAAGGCAAAATATTTTTTAACTATTATAGGAGATATATTATTAAAGAAAAGTAATTATATCTATTTTCTACATCCTAAGACAAAACCATTTTTAAAAGCATTATCAACTTTGTCATGTATGTTATTCGGAACTCCAAATTTATTAAACATATTCAAATTCAAATATTATGAACATTCATTTACAGATTGTAGATTTGTAGACTTATGGGAATTTATGAATATTGATAATTGGAATTCATATGTTAAGGAAAATGAAGCCTTAGATTTATTTTGCGTAGCTGCTTATTATTCAACCAGATATGAAAACGCAGATAACTTTCTGTTAGAATATTGTAAAGATGAAAATCTTAAAAAATATGCTTTATATCTTAAAAATAATACAGAAGATGATATAATTAATCATTTTACAAACAGTACTCTCGAAAACAGTGTCGGATGTTCTATTAGTTGGAAAAATATGCAGTTTCTTTGGAAAAAATTTATAGATGGAGAAAGATTTCAAAATATGTTTTTTACCACAATTCTTAAAAATAAATTAATCGAACATTTGAAATATGATGAAGAAAAAGAAATATTTATGGATTGTACAAGTAAATTATTACCAACTGTTAGTAAATTTATTAAATTTTGGAATGATAATATAGAATTGAGTGATAATATTAACGAAGAAATTGAAATTGATGAATTATGTTCATTATTTACATATCATACAAAGACTAATATCGATGAAAATAGTATATTAGATTTAATTAGACATTACTATCCTGATATTTTTATTGACGAAGATAAATATCTATTAAACACAAAATGTAAATTATGGAATAAGAAGGATGATATTATTAACTCGCTTAAAAAATATAAATTAATTAGTCCATTAACAGAAATGTATAATGATGAAATTCCTATTACTGAAATGTATCAAACTTATTGTGGTAACAAGAATAAGTTTACAGTAAGTAAAAGATATTTTGAAAAATTTATAAAAGAGGAATCAGCACTATATATCATAGAGGATAATTTTATCAAGGTAAATTCATTTGAAAATATCTAAAAAATCCCACCAAATCACGATATGTTATACAATAAATATAATTAACTTAAAAATTTAAATTAATTATATAAAATGGACCCTCGAGAAATACTTCAAACATTAAAATTAAATGTTCTTATGAATTTTAAAACAGGCGATCCAACAACTGATTTAATTATTAGCTTAGTATTTACATCATTTATAGGAGCTTTTTTTAATTATATGGCTAATATATTTGATTATATTAATATAAGTTCTATTATTCAATTTTTCAAAGGAAGAATGGCAAGTGAAATTACCATAGAAGGGAAAAGAATTTTTCGAAGTAACAATTGGTCATCAAATGTTTCAACAATTTGGAGTAGAAGATTTGAAGCTATTTGGGATCATATAAATAACGATTTAGATTATCAGGGAATTACATCATTAAAGGAAATGATTGGTTCTATAGATACAGATGTAGATAACACTAAGGATAATAATATTTTTATTGTAGACCAAAATTTAGCCAGTTTTGCTCTAGATAGTGATAAAAAAATATTTGCAAATGTTAAAAGTTCCGATAACACTGGAGATTCTGATAAGATGATAGAAGTTACAGGTAAAGTAGAAACTATTAAAATTAGTATTTACAGTTATAAATTATCCCTATCAGATATTAAAGATTTTATTGAAAAATTAACTAAAAAATATAATAATAAACTAGAACAATCTAGATTGAATAATAAGTATATTTATAGTTTAAATTATCAATCTAGTAATGAGGACGGTAGAAAAATAACTTGGCAAGAAAGACCCTTCATATCTACACGGAGATTTGATAATTTATATTTTGATGAAAAAGACAAATTAATCAAAAAAATAGATTTTTTTATGAATAATAAAGAATGGTATGAAACAGAAGGACATCCATACACATTAGGTATTGGGTTGTCAGGGCCTCCCGGAACAGGAAAAACCTCTATTATTAAATGTATTGCAAATAAATTAAATCGACATTTAATTCAAATACCATTAAATAAAATTCAAAACGAAGAAGACTTTTATAAAGCATATTTCGAGTCAACATATAGCAAAAAAAATTGTGATAATACAATAGATTTTAACAATAAGATTATTGTATTTGAGGATGTAGATTGTATGACTGACTTGGTATTAGATAGAGAGAATAAAAAGGAAAATACAAATGATACTTCTGACAATATGGTTGTTTTAGAATCGATAGTAGATATTGTCTCGGCTAAAGATGCTAATACAAAAGGTTCGTTTAAAAAAGATAATACCTGTAAACTGACATTATCGTTTATTTTGAATTTATTGGATGGACTTGATGAAAATCATGGACGAATCTTAATAATAACTAGCAATTACTATGACAAAATAGACAAAGCATTAATCCGTCCAGGTAGAATAGATTTACAAGTAGAAATGAAAAATGCTAGTCTTAATACCATTAAAGAAATGTATACTCACTATTACAATTCCAAAATTCCTGCTAAATATCTTTCACAAATGAGAGATGAAATTGTTAGTCCAGCGGAATTAGTTAATTTTTACAGAACAAGTGATAGTTCAAAAGAATTTATTCAAAAAATAATTAACAAACACAATTAACAACTCTAAATAAATAATATAATTATAATTATTTATTTAATAATTTATCTTCTGCGAGAACCCTTTCTCTTCTTTGTTCCTCTCTTTCCTTTCTTTCCTTTCTTTCCCATAGTTCCAAATACACCACTTCCCTTGGGTTGAAGATGTCCTTTAAGGTGTTTTTGAGATCTAGCAAGCTCGCTCTTCTTTTTGGAAACAATGCGACCATTGTGCATTTTTAAATCGGATTTTTTCAAGTCACCAGAAGTCTTGTAAGCAGTTCCGTGCCATACTTGAGCTCTAGAACCCTCTAATTTATCATAAGTGTGGCTACCAATGTGGTATTTGCCATCATGTCCTTTATCATGTCTTTTAACCATTATAAAAAGTACAGAGAAAAAAAAATAAACTATTTCTAAATTAACGCATTAATTAAAATTGATTTCTTGGAGAAGCACCAAATCCTCCAGGACCACCAGCTTTTCTTCCATAAGCATTTAATACTTGATTACTAAACAGCAGTTTAGCTCCATGTCTATAGGTTGACTGATTAACAATAAGTGATTGTCTACGAGCATTAGTTGTTCCTTGTATAGTAACATTTCCTGATGAAAAACTTGTTTTCTTAGTGATATTACATCTGGCAAATCGAGAAGTACAATATTGTATAGGACCCGGTCTATTTGAAATTGGAGGAGGTATTGGAGGTGGTGGTGCAGGTGGACTTTCTATTTTAAACCATATATATATGGCTCCATCCGCCCCATTACCACCAAATGTAATCTTGGGAGTATATCCACTATCTGTTATTGAATTTGAACCTGGTTGTCCACCACCACCACCACCGGCACCTGGAACATTTCCATTCTTTCCCGTTCCACCATTAGGTGACGAAGTATTATCTAGTCCTGTCCCAATTGCTCCCCCAGTACTTCCGTTTCCTCCACCACCACCATTACCTGCTGTAGGGGGCGGCTTTGTCGTATCTTTCGCATCTGCACCACCGCCACCACTACCTAAATATGTAGTATTAGTATAATCTATATTATAACTAGTAATATTATTGGATGAACCGACAGTCCCATTTCCACCTATACCTATATTACTGATACTTACTCCATTCCCACCAGCGCCTCCACTACTATCAACAATCTTAATTAAATCCAATCCAGCAATAGTAGGAGACTCTACATATGCTCCAGCAACATTTCCACTATAATGTCCCAATCCTGGATTACCTCCACTAGCATCAACTCTGTCTAAAATATTAGAACCCTTAAAATCAATATAACTAGTTTTCCCTGTTTGTCCTCCTAAATTGGCTTTACCTCCAACTCCACCGGCACCTACATAATAAATATGTGAATCACCCCCAGTTAAATTGATTTTATAAGTGCCAACACTTCCTCCACCTCCTCCACCTCCACTTGGATATGCAGGAGACCCACCGCCATTATTATGACCACCTCCTCCACCACCTCCTCCTCCACCGACCAATGTAAAATTTAAAGAAATATCTGTATTAAATGATATATTTCCAGAATTTAATAACTGTAAAGAATATTCTTTAAAATTTCCATTTTGAACAATATTTAAATTTGTATAATTTGTAGCTGTAAATGGATTGCTCATATTAATATATATAAATATATATATCCTTTAAAAATAAAAATTGAAACTATTTAAACAAATAAAAATGAAAGATATATCTAAGTAGAATGGCGAATCAATCAGCACTTTCGAAATACCAAAAATTAACCGACCGGGAACATATTTTGAAAAAACCCGACACCTATATCGGGTCCATTGAAAATACTGAGCATGAAGATTATATTTTCAATGATGAAAAAATAATTTCTAAAGGATTTCAATATATTCCTGGTTTGTATAAATTATTTGATGAAGGAATTGTTAATTGTAGAGACCATGTAATTAGACAAGAGCAAGCTGTTTCATCTAAAGTAGAAAACGCGCTACCCGTTTCTAATATTGAAATTAATGTGGATGATGACGGAACAATTCATATGTATAATGATGGAAATGGTATCGATGTAGCAGAACATCCAGAATACAAGATGTGGATTCCTGAGATGATTTTTGGTCATCTGAGAACATCAACCAATTATGACGAAAAAAAGAAGGAAAAAATTGTAGGAGGAAAAAATGGTTTTGGATTTAAATTAGTCTTGATTTGGTCGACCTGGGGAAAGGTTGAAACAGTCGATCATATTCGTGGTCTAAAGTATGTTCAAGAATTTAAAAATAATCTGACAGAAATTTGTAAGCCATCGATAAAAAAATGTAAGGTAAAACCATATACACGAGTGTCTTTTAAACCAGATTATCAGCGACTAGGAATTGAAAATTTAACTCCTGATATGCTAGCCTTATTTAAGAAGCGAGTTTATGATATATCTGCTGTAACTGATAAAAGAATCAAGGTGAAATACAACGGAGAATTGGTTCCTTGTAAGAACTTTGAACAATATGTAGATTTATATGTTGGTAATAAGACGGATACAAAGCGAATTTATGAGAATCATAACGGGCGATGGGAATATGCTGTATGCTTAGCTCCTAAAGACGAATTTCAACAAGTTAGTTTTGTAAATGGAATTTATACATCACGAGGTGGAAAGCATGTAGAATATATTATGAATCAAATTATTAGAAAGTTATGTGTTTACATCAAGACTAAAAAGAAGGTTGATGTAAAACCAAACACTATCAAGGAACAGTTAATGTTGTTTTTAAGATGTGATATTGATAATCCATCATTTAATAGTCAAACTAAAGATGAATTAGGAACAGCATCAACAAAGTTTGGTTCAACTTGTTCAGTAAGTGATAATTTCATTGAAAAGATAGCAAAGATGGGTGTTATGAATGCTGCTTGTGCTTTAACGGAAGTAAAGGATAATAAGGCAGCAAAAAAAACCGATGGCAGTAAGAGTAAAAGCATTAGAGGAATTCATAAATTAATCGATGCTAATTTTGCCGGAACTGTCAAATCTAAACAGTGTACATTAATTTTATGTGAGGGAGATTCAGCAAAGGCTGGTATTGTATCAGGATTGTCAAAAGATGATAGAAATACAATTGGTGTGTATCCTATGAAGGGAAAGATATTTAATGTTAGAGGAGAATCATTAAAAAGAATAAACGAAAACAAAGAAATTATTGAAATAAAACAAATATTAGGTCTAGAAACTGGTAAAACATATACTAGTGAAAGTGCTGAAAAATGCCTAAGGTATAATTCAGTATTATTTATGACAGACCAGGATTTAGATGGTTCTCATATTAAAGGACTGGGATTGAATTTATTTCAAGACCAATGGAATTCTTTATCAACTCTTGATAATTTCTTAGGATTTATGAATACTCCTATTTTAAAAGCAAAGAAAAATGGACAAGAGAAGCTATTCTATAATGAGGGGGAATATAATCTATGGAAACAAGAAAATGATACAAAAGGATGGAATGTAAAATACTACAAGGGATTGGGAACTAGTACAGGTAAAGAATTCAAAGAATATTTTGCCAATAAAAAGATAGTTTATTTCAATCACGAAGGTTCCGTAAGTGATAATATTATTGATATGATATTTAATAAGAAGAGAAGTGAAGAAAGAAAAGGATGGTTATCTAATTATGACCGTAATAGTTATCTAGATACTGATTCAAATAAAGTATCCCATAAAGACTTTATCAACAAAGAAATGATTCACTTTTCAATATATGATTGTGAAAGGTCGATTCCCAATTTAATGGATGGACTTAAGACCAGTCTAAGAAAGATTCTGTATAGTTCTTTTAAAAAGAATTTGACTACAGAGATAAAAGTAGCTCAATTTAGTGGATATGTATCGGAACACTCTGGATATCATCACGGTGAAGCTAGTCTAAACGGTGCTATTGTGGGAATGGCACAAGATTATGTAGGAAGTAATAATGTAAATTTACTTTTACCGAATGGACAATTTGGAACTCGACTTCAAGGAGGTAAAGATTCAGCTAGTGAAAGATATATCTTCACACAATTGAATCAAATTACAAGATATATCTATCGTAAAGAGGATGACCCTGTTTTAGAATATCTTGAAGATGATGGTGATCCAGTAGAGCCTAGATATTATGTTCCTATTGTTCCAATGATTCTAGTCAATGGTGGTAAAGGTATTGGAACAGGATTTAGCACTGACATTTTGTCATATAATATCAATAACATTATTGATATCTTGAAATCCAAGTTACAACTAACGGAGACAGAAATTGAACTTTCTCCATTTTATAAGAATTTTGAAGGGAGTTGTGAAAAAACAGATGATAAAAAATATATCGTTAAAGGTGTGTATGAAAAAATTACAGACAAAAAAATTAAAATAAAGGAGCTTCCTATTGGTTATTGGACAGACGATTTCAAACAACACATTGAAAATTTAATGGAAGTAGATAAGAATAAAAAACAGAAGACATTTATCAAAGATTATAATGATATGTCTACAGATAGAGTAGTTGATTTTGAGATTGTATTAAATGAACCGATTGATGAGAGCAAAGACTCATCTAATGTATATAATAATTTCGAAAAGACAATGAAATTATATTCTACACTTAGCACTAATAATATGCATTTGTTTAATGATGAAGAAAAATTAACAAAATATTCAGATGTAAAAGAAATTATCGATAGTTACTTTCCAATTAGGTTGGAATATTATCAAAAGAGAAAAGACCATCAAATAGCTACAATGGAAGAAGATGTGAATTTATTACAAAATAAATCCAAGTTTATTATGGAAAATATTAAAGGAACTATTGATTTAAGAAATAAAAAAAAGATTGTTATTATCGAGATGTTAACAGAAAAAGGGTATGATAAATTGGATGGAGAAAAATATGACCCAGACTATAAGTATCTATTAAAGATGCCAATGGATAGTTTAACTGAAGAAAATTTCAATAAAATGTGTCAAGATAAAGATAATAAAATTACCGAACTAGAAAAGTTGAAGTCTACAGCAATTGAACATATGTGGTTGAGTGAACTAGAAGAACTAAAAACACAAATGGCTATTCCATCAGCTATTAAAATTAAGAAAAAGACAAAAAAATAAATATATAATGTATATGGAACCTAAACCCAAAAGGGCAATAATAAGTTTTAGTATAACAAAAGGAATATTTTTATTATTAATAGCGATAATGGGAAATTATGTAACTAAATCACTAGGATGTAGATTACAAGATATATTAACAAAAAATATTTTTGCTAAGCAAATATTAATTTTTTTTATAATATATTTTGCTATTGATTTCACAGATGGTGAAAGTATTGACCAGTTGTCTCCATTTGAAAATATTCAAATATCTGGTATCATATGGATTATATTTACCATCTTTAATAAGATGACCATTAATGCGACAATGATATCATTATTATTACTAGGAGTTCTATACATATCTCATAGTTACATAGATTATTGGAAAATTGTTGAACCAGGAAGACATATGGAAGAAATATCTATGTTAAGAAAAGTAAATAATATACTAGCATTACTTATAATAGTGGCAATTTTAATAGGTTTTATTAGTTTTTCAATTCAAAATAAAAAACATATAGATTCGTCTAATTTATTTCACTATTTGTTTGAATTTAACAATTGTAGTATTATTTAAATTATTTAATTATATTGAATTTAAATAATTTATCCTAAATTAGAACCACGGTTTTAATTCTAATGTTTTATCATCAACATCAACTTGAGCCGGACGGTCAATCGGGTGATACATTGTGCTGACATCTCGTTTATAATTGATATATGCTTGTGCTTCACTATAAACATGTTTAACACAATATTCAACTACTAAATTATTCAAGGCTTCAATTTGTCCAGTAATATTATCAGGCTGATTAACAGCAGATTGTAAAAATACACTTCTCATAATAACCTTTAATGTATCACAGTTTTGATTATCAATAACATATTGTTGATTTGATACCTCATATACACCAGCTCTAATAGCATTTTGAATAATTTGAATATTACCTTTACTAAAAAAAGCTATTGATAAAGAAGATTCCGTAGAATTACCTATCATAGCATCATTAAAACTAGAACAGTCATTATTAGGTATTTTATCAAATAAGGCAAATTGGTTCATTGTATTAGGACCCAAAATATCTAATCTTCCATTTGTGCTAGAACAGTTCATTATATTAATTAAGCAGAAAAAATTATATAAATTAAATATATATAATGGCGTTTACTTTTCAAAAAATAGTAGCAACTATAGCAATTATAATATTCATCATTTTGATGATATTTATTGCTTCTGTGTTATACAATAATAAATACGGAGTAGAATTTCCTCCTACAGTGTCTGATTGTCCGGATTATTGGTTAGACATGCAAAAAACAGTAAATTCAAATGGAGATATGGGAGATGGAGATTCACAAACTCAACAATCATGCTTTAATGTCAAAAATTTAGGAAAGAGTTCATGTTCAAAGACTATGGATTTCACTGGAGATTTCTGGCAAGGTTCCACAGGCTCTTGTAATAAAGATAAATGGGCTAAAGCTTGTGACTTAACTTGGGATGGTATTACAAATAATACAAGCATATGTGATTAAACAATATAGTTAAATATAACATTCATTATAATATTATTCTATTTTATAATGAGTAAAAAAGTTAATTTTGGAAAGAATAGTGTATTAGGTGCCGGTCAAAATATGCACGTAGGTAGATATGGACCACAACATTTTCAATCAAACACAGAGTATAAAAAAGCTGTAGAAGACAGTTATCCAGAAGGGAAACCTAGACCATCATTATTCTCTGAGACAGGAGTAAAGACTGTAATTAATAGATTTGCAGGAAAATACGGAGGAAAAAATAAGAAGCGCAAGAGTATTAAGAAGCGTAAGAGTGTTAAGAAGCGTAAGAGTGTTAAGAAGCGTAAGAGTGTTAAGAATCGTAAGAGTGTTAAGAAGCGTAAGAGTGTAAGAAATCGTAAAGGTGGTAACCCCAATCGTGTTAAAATTAATCCTACAAAAAGGTCATCTAGTGGTATGGAGGCTCATACATTCAACGCGAATACTAGAACATGGAATCCTACAACATGGAATCCCTGGGCTCCCGATACTAGTAAATTTGAAACACCGTTTACTAGTGATCCATTAGCAGGGAGGTATCATGGCGTGGAGTCGCGCGGACGATATCCTACCGGATATAGGAAGCGAGATGATCTGGATAACGAGACACAGCATAACTCAAAAGTTAATAGTGATCGTAGGTATCCCAATCTTAGGAGAACGGATACCCCAAGTCAGTATGGAGAATGAAGAGAGATAGAAAAATAATCTCATTATTTAATAATGGTAATATTAAATAATGATGTCTTAGGTATAATATACAGTTATTTACCAGTAAAATATAAATTAATGACACAGAAACGACATTTGGTTTCTTATATATTGTCATATTTACCAATTCAAGATAAGATGTTATTAAATAAAAGGTATTATAATTTGGTCGAAAATCATATTAAAATAAAGGATAAATACAAGGATAAATTTTTTATAAACATTGTCAAAAATAATATGTATATACTTTTAAATAAGCATCTAGTGAGAGAAAATACATCAAAATGGTTTTCTAAAAAAAAGTTTTATTTTGAAAATAATAGTTTTAATAATTTATTTTCTCTCTTAGAATTTGTCTCTGTCAAAAATAAATGTAATAAATGTAGAGAAATATTAAACAAAATATCTGAAATTAACATGTATAATAAAAATAAACATAAAAACAAAATATATAAAAATATAATATGGAGTTAATTAATTTAAATGATGTGTTAAACAGGAATAAATTAGTTGATGATATTAAATTATTTTTTAAGAATTTTGAAGAAAATAAAAATGATCTCACAACAAAAAGAGGTATATATATTTATGGTAACCCTGGTAGTGGTAAAACTTCTTTTATAGAAAAAATATTGAAAGAGTTAAATTATGATATTATCAAATATGATGCTGGTGATATTAGAAATAAGTCTATAATTGATACAATAACAAAGCACAATATGTCTGATAGAAATGTGTTATCTATGTTACAAAAAAATGTTAAAAAAATTGCTATAATTATGGATGAAATTGATGGTATGAACAATGGAGATAAAGGAGGTATAAATCAATTAATAAAACTTATTCGACCTAAAAAAACTAAAAAACAAAAATTAGAAGAAATTACATTAAATCCTATTATTTGTATAGGTAATTATCACATTGATAAAAAAATTAAAGAGCTGATGAAGGTGTGTAACAGCTATGAGATTAAAAATCCTACTAGTAAAGAAACTGAAATACTATTGAATCAATTAATTCCCAGTATTGATAGTGTTCTTAAGAAAAATTTATTAAATTATATTCAAGGTGATTTAAGAAAGTTAAAATCTATTTTAAATATTTATGATAAACAACATATTTTATTAAAAAATGAAATTATTCAGAATATTTTTCAACCAAAAACTTATAATGAAGATAGTAAAAAAATTACTCAAAAATTAATCAATAATCATTTTGATATTAATAGTCACAATAATATTATGAATGAGACTGATAGAACCATAGTAGGACTTTTATGGCATGAAAATATAGTAGATGTTTTAGGAAAAGTTCCAATCAAAGAATCATTTCCTTTCTATAATAATATTCTTGAAAATATATGTTTTTCAGATTATATTGATAGAATTACATTCCAAAAACAGATTTGGCAATTTAACGAAATGAGTTCAATGATTAAAACATTTTACAATAATAAAATTTATCACGATACATTTACAAAAAAGGCCAAATTTAATCCACCGGAGGTTAGATTTACCAAAGTATTAACCAAATATAGCACCGAATATAATAATTATTTATTCATTCAAAATCTATGTTTCACATTATCAATGGATCAAAAAGATTTATTTGCTTTTTTTCTTAATTTACGAGACGAAAAAAGCGAAGAAGAAATATATGAACTTTTTGAAAATTATGAAATTAATAAATTAGATATTAATCGAATATATAGATATTTAGATAAAAATTATGATATGGAGATAGATGATGGTATGGATTCAGATATTGATATATCAACTAATATATAAAATTAGATAAAGACAATGTCAGTATAGTAATAATGTTGGTCGTAATTATTTTAACAGTTGTTGTTGTTGCTGCTGTGTTAGCATTAGTTTGTTGTGGTGAATGTTGGACTGAATGTTGTAGTGAATGTTGTATTGAATCTTATCCTGATGACCAAGATACAATTGAAAAAAAAACAGATTCACCTATACATCACGAAGTATAATTTATCATTCTATGTAAAAATAAATAGTTTAAACATTATTATCATATAATATATATGTATTTAATTATTAATCCTAGACACGACTATAAAATTCAACCTGATAATATAATACCAGAATCTTGGAATAATCTATTTTCTATAGATGAGTTAGTTATTATGAAACTACCCATAATGAATTTTGAACGAGTATATATTTCACAAAAATACATTCCACAAATATATACTGAGGAAATTGACAAAAAAACTCCTCTATTGAAAATAGAATATTGTATTATATTGTGTGATGAATGTGATTGTTGGATAGATAGAAAGAATTTTTATGGAAATTGTGATAAGTGTTATATTTATATTTGTAATGAATGCTCTAATAATAATTATAATAAATCATATTGTGAAAACTGTTATGATTATATAATTGATAACGATAGTGTTAGTTAATTATTATTAATATTTAATGTTAATAATAATTTAAGATGATTCGCCATTTACATTTCTTAAAATTAATTGGGTATTTAATTTTTGTAATTGGGTAATATTATCCATTTGATCTTGTAACTGTTTTTTAAGCTCCATATTCTCTCTAGCAAGTTGTTCATAGGCTTGTTTAATCTGTTGTAATTGTCCTCCTTGTTGTTGTAATTGTCCTTGTTGTTGTTTCATCAATTCAACAATCTGGTTATTATTTAAAGCAATTGGGTCTTTACCATCTTGTTGAACCAATATCTGTCCACCATTTCCATTATTTTGAGCCATTTGTTCAGCATGCTTTCTTCTAGTTTCTTCTATTTTTACCATTTGTTCTAACACATCCGGTTTCATAATTGGTTTACCTGGACTATAATATTGAAGTAATGAATCTATATTCATATAAAATTCTTTTAGTTCTTTTTCTTTAACAAATTCATCTACTGTTTTAGTCGATTCTTTAACAAAATTTGGGTGAGGATTATCTAATAATTTTCGTTTATCAAAGGTATTATGCTCATGTGAAAATACCAAAATTACTTTTTTGGGGTCTAGTTGAACAAAAGGAACCGTATAATCCTTTAAAAATGATTTTTCTTCGGCCAAACAAGCTTCGTCATCATATCTATTTTCAATCAACTTTCTTTTAAAGGCAAATGTTCCGGCAGTAGCATGATTAGGTCCATATGGTCCAAATTGATACATTTTTTGAATATGCTTGAAATATATATATATCTCACTAGAACCAGCACATAATGCTTCAGGGTGTTCCTGAAGTTTCTGAACCGCATGACTCACTCGTTGTGGAGGATAGTAGTCATCATCGTCCATATATACAATAATATCTCCCTTACTCTTTTCATGTAACAAATTTCGTTTTTTTCCTAGTTTCATTTTTGTATCATATTTAAAATATTTAACATGTGGATGATTAATTACCAAGTCTTCTATCTTATCAGTTCCATCATCTATAATAATCCATTCCATTCGGTCTTTTGGATAATCCTGATGATTAAAACATTTTATAATTCCTTCGATAAATGGTCGACGATTAAAAGTTGGAGTACAAACACTAACAAATGGATATTTATCTGTATTAACAGTTATATTTTTACTGTTAGATGTATTATTATTGGTTCCATTAGTATTCTTCTTGTTTTTCTTTTTGTTATTCTTATTGTTCTTATTGTTCTTACCCATAATATAATATATTTTAAATAGTATTTATATTATATTAATTACATTTATATAATTATTTCTGTGATATTGTTGTTGCCTGACCCGCCGCTTTTTTTTCAAATGGGTTCATACCAGGTGGTATTAGATGTCTGGCAAACACGAGTGCCATAACAATTGCTATAATAGGATTTAAATTGGTAAAGGCAGCTACTATTACTAATATCAAAAATAATACTGTTAGATAATAACTATTAAACTTTTCGCCCATTATTTCCATAATTTTCTTTCCATTTAACATTGGGGGTAATAATATAAAACTAAACATTACACCTATCATTTGAATAAATGATAACACAATTGGCAGGAACCATGTCCATCCAAAGAATAGTCCCATTATTGATATAAACATACCCCAATCTTGATTTTCATTCCAGAAAACACTTACTAATGTTGGTATCCACCACATAGAAGCTATAAACATAATAAGTCCTATAGCCATTGGACCGAATATAAAGGGAACTATCGACTTCATAGAATCGGGAGCCATAGCACAGGTTGATCCGGTGAATTCTATAATAACTTTAATTACTTGTCTTAACCAAACATATGAATATTTAACCTTATTTACAAACCAATTAGATATTATTCCTCCAAAAGTATCCTCTTTACTTTCCATAGAGTAAGGGAAACCATATTTAAACATACCACTAAAATATTTATTTTCAAATAATTTACTCTCTGTAAAGTCAATAGGAGCACCACAACTACCCCCTCCAGTGTTCTTTTTCTCAGGGGCCTTTTTACTAGACTCTTTACCTGATGTTAAAAATGAAAATATTGCGGGTAGTTTAATTCCTTTTTTGGTTTCATTAACATATGGTCTTTGAGTTGGTTCACTTGGAAAGAATAAATCTAAATTTATTCTAGTAAAATAGACGAAATTTGCTCCTAATAATCCCACTATTAAAATATGTATAAATATTTGAAGTACTTTCATACCAAATATCCCCCATTCATTTTCTTTGGAACCTGTATTTTCAGTTGTTTCGGTATTTTCGGTATTTTCTGTTTTTTCTGTTTCAGTAGAACTCATATATATATTTAATAAATATAATTATAATAATTTATTCGTATATAATAAGAATATGTCTAATAAATCAAAAACATTATATATATGGGATGGAGGTGTTTTCTCACCACCTACTCGAGCAGTAGGTAAATTAGCATTTAATATGGCAACTTATTTATCCTCTAAATTTGATAATAAATATAATATAGAATACCATTTCGTTCCTACAAATAAATACTATAATAAACCTTGGGTAAGATGCGTAGAAGAAGATGATAGATTACATATGTTAAGAAATTTAGTAGAATTTATTAATAAAAATTATAATGTCCCTTCTAATATTAAATTTATAGTTAATGAATCTGAAATTAACTATGGAAAAAAACATAAGGAATCTAGAACAACAATAGAAAGTTTAAAATATTTTTCTGAAAAACAAAAACAAAATGTTTATGTATCTGGAAGCATTGAAAATATCATACAACGTCTTAAAGGTTATTGGCAAGAAACGATGAAATTGTTATTTTCTGTTAATTCAATAGTATTTGATACATTTTCAGCAGAATTAATAGGTGTCAATCAATCAGAAGACTATGTTTTAAAAAGTATAAATCTAAGTGAGTTATTAAAAGGTGCTAATGGAGAGTATCCTCAACAGGTTAATCAATATTTTAAATCTAATAAAATATCTAAAAAAGATGTTCAAAATTATATTGTCTCCAACAAAAAGGAAGCTAAATTTAATGGATTAAAAAAAATAATTATGGATAGAATTACATTTTTACCTAAACATTTAGTTCCAGAAGCATATAAGGCTGCGGCTGGTAACCGTGTCCGCGAAGAATTAGATGTTTATTATTCATCACTTAAAAATATACAAAAATTCACTACACCTGGAATAGAAAAATATATTACAGACAAAAATCTATATGAACATTGTAAGTCTAGATATGTTGATAAGTTAATTAGTAAAAAAACCAAAAAAACTAAACGACGAAGTTCCAAAACTAAAAAAAGAAAAAGTAAAAAATAAATATATTAAATACTCTTCAATAATATATTTATAATGAACAAAATTGAATCTGGGGAAAAGCTTGATTTTAATAATGTTTTAATTCGACCAAAGCGTTCAACAATCAATAGTCGTTCGGAAGTTTCTCTTGAAAGAACTTTTAAGTTTAAACATTCATCGTTTGAATGGACGGGAGTACCAATTATCGCAGCCAATATGGACACAACTGGAACATTTGAGGTATCTTATTGTTTAAAAAAACATAATATGATAACCGCATTACATAAATTTTACGAAAAAAATGATTATATTATTTCTCAGGAGTCAATAGAATATAAAAATGGTGACAATAATTTAATGGTTTCATCTGGAATAAGCGATAAAGATTTTGAAAAATTGAAAGATATTATGAGTGTATATAATTGTAATTGGATATGTATTGATATAGCAAATGGATATATTTCTAATCTAGTAGAGTATTGTAAGAAAGTAAGAAAAGAATTCCCTAACAAGATTATTGTTGCTGGTAATGTAGTAACGAGAGAAATGGTTGAACAATTAATTTTAGAAGGTGGTGTAGATATTGTTAAAGTTGGAATTGGTCCAGGTAGCGCATGTACTACTAGAATTAAAACGGGTGTAGGAATGCCTCAATTATCTGCTGTATTAGAATGTGCAGACGCTGCTCATGGAGTGGGTGGGCATATTATTTCCGATGGAGGAATAACATGTCCAGGTGATATGGCAAAAGCTTTTGGTGGAGGAGCAGATTTTGTTATGGTTGGAGGACAATTTGCTGGACACGATCAAAATCCTGGGGACATTATCGAAGAAAATGGTAAAAAAATGAAAACTTTCTATGGAATGAGTTCCGATAAAGCACAAGAAAGACATTATGGTAAAATGGAAAAATACAGAGCTTCAGAAGGAAGAGTTTTAAAAATTCCTTACAAAGGTGACTTAAATGATACAATTCTTGACTATTTAGGGGGTCTTAGAAGCACATGTGCTTACATTAATGCCCCAACAATTAAACAAATGTCAAAATGTACAACTTTTATGCGTGTTTCACAACAAGTAAACTCATTTTTTTGTTAAGGATATAATATATAGATAATTATATGGACGAAAAAATATTTATCTTTTTTGTATTTCTAATATTTATTTATTTTATCTATCAAGAATATGGTTTCCAAAAAAGTATTTTCTTTGGAAACAAAGAAGGATTTACTCCTCAGGATGTTGAAAATATAATTCAACCACCTGGTTCCAATCCAATTGGAACAATGGATCCAGAATATTGGAGAGAAACGCAACTTAAAGTTGTAAGTAATGGTTACACTGAAAAACAAATCAACAATTTAAAACCATCTAATCCATCTCCTTTAATTCAGAAAAATGGAAATTATCAAGATATGTTAGGAGATTATCCAACCGCTGAAAATGGAAATTATATACTACCAACTACAGAATTTGGTCATCCAAATGACTATAAATTTACGGTAGACTATCCTTGTAGAAAAACAGCTACTGGTATGTTTACTGATTGTGGTGTATATTCAGCTAATTTAGCTTGGTCTGCGAATCCATATAAAGGCCTTCAATGTAAATTACATGATACAAAAACCCCAAAGTTAAACGCTAATTATAAGGAAAATGCTGAAACGAAATATAAACATGGTGATTTAAAAAGAGGTATTTCTGGCACAGGAAATAGTATGTTAAGATAAACATATAATTAATCAAATAATTTTAATTGTTTAATTATATTTAACGAGCATACATTAATCCACAATTTCCACCAACAAATGTTAATATATTATATCTTTCCTCGTGAATGGTAAGATCATAATTATAATCATAAATCATCCAATTGGATTTATTAACACCAATAATTCCTCCTCCTGATGGGTCACATATTGTATAAAACTGTGCTGACGGATCTAATGGAGGTTGATATGTTGTAAATTCTAATTGAATATCTTTAAATCTACTCATATTAATTGCTCCAGATGGTTGAAAGTCAAATGGATCATTGGTTAAAGCAAAACTATAAGAGTATAAACCATTTCTTGATACTCCTGAATCAGCTCTATATTTTTCTACATATTGATAAACACCAGCATCCATAACATTTTCTCTATATTTTCCATCTAATAAAATACCTAAATTTAATAAAATATCTTTTTGATTAGCAGGTGTATAATCACCTGATATATAAATACCGGTTGGGTCACCATCTAAAGGGTCATGACCTGGTCCAATACCAGCACTAGCAGTTGGACCACATGTAGGAAGACTCCAATTACCACTAGCATCGGCCAATACCGCTTGTTGTGGTAAAGTACTATTATATGCCCAATTTGAATAATTTGACCATTCATTTCTTAAGTTAACATCATTTCTATTAAAAGTCCAAGTCCACGAAGCAACCATACCCATAGTATTATCCAATTTGACTTTATGAGTTCCAGTAACATTATAATAATTCCATTGATAAATGGATTTAAATAAATACCTTTGTTCTCTAGCAGCAAAAAGTTTAGATTCCTCTTCAGATAAAAAGGCATATGTTGATAATAAATGAACATCCGCATTCCAGTCAGTTCGTCTATCTACATAAGAAGCACCTGGTCCTGATAATCCATTTAATGATATATCCGGAGGTGGTTGTAAAAAACGATAAAATCCTTGTAAAGAATTATTCAAATTTGCCTTAATGTAAGGAAACATATTTGTCTGATCAGTAATATCGCGAATAACATACAATTCATTCACGGGACGAATACGAACATTTATTTCCAATTCATTGTATTGTAACGATACTAATGGAAAAGCCATTTTAGCTGCTAATGTAAACCAGGTATTTAAAGGGACATAGATTTTTCTTCCTCTAATAGATGGTTCAGGTCCTACTGGATTATCAGTATAGTAAGCATTTGGATATGCATTAACTTTTCCATTTGTATTTCCTGGATCATATAACTCTTTGGTATGACCAGTCATTTCTTCATATAAATCTCGTTTACTTAAAGTAAAATCTCTTTCGATCAATGCTTGTAAATACTGTCCAGTATATCTATTTAATATTTGACCACCAACAGAAATTTCTATTTCATCAATCATTAATGTTCCCACATTTTCAATCCACTTAAATTCATACGGTGCCCACATATCAGAACATACTTGTGGGGGATATATTGGACTCCAAATTGTAGGTAATGTTACTACTAAATATGTATCCATTAATAGTTCAGCATACCGTTTCATTCTAAAAGTAAAATTTGACGATTCTGTCATCCTAAGATTTCTTAGACCATCAAAATCAGTTCGAAACTTTTGTAAACCAAAATTAGTATATTTTTTATATGTTGTTTTGAAAAATGTTTTTGAAGGATTTCCATTTAAATATACATTTTGATTTCCATAAGATACTATGTTTAATAGACCTCCTGCCATATATATATACTTATCTACAATATTATTTAACTTCATTTTAATGAATAATTATATTTAGTGAAAAAACGACCAATAAATTTAATAGTAGAATTTTTTCATAGTCTAATATAAGTATGAAAGAAAAACCTAGTCAACTTATTTCAAAATGGTTGAAGACAGGAGATAAAACTGTCGCAATTAGATATATGTCCTATTTTATAATAGCTCTTTTAATATTTGGATTTTGTGGTTATGCTGTTACTAAGATGAGATTAAATGATGCTAATTGTAATAATCTCTCAAAAATATATACAGGTTTCCCAAAATTATCATCTTTTAATCCTGATAACGCTGCCTATAAATATTTACTACGAGACTACTACATTAAAACAGCATACAATTGTTGTTGTGGAGGTCAATTTAAAAACGATTGGGTCAATGTTTGTGCTTTGAAAACTTGTATTGCTCAAGGTGCGCGTGTATTAGATTTCGAAATTTATTCCGTTAATGACAAACCTGTAGTTGCTACATCTTCTGTAACAAATTTTCACACAAAAGAAATGTATAATCAAATTCCATTTGAAGATGCTATGAATATTGTAAATTCTTATGCCTTTAGTGGTGGTTCCACACCATGTCCAAACGATCCATTAATATTACATTTTAGAATATCTAGTAACAATAAAAAAATATATGACAAGATGGCGGATACTATTTATTCCACAATTGAATCTAAATTATTAGGAAAGGAATATAGTTATGAATATACTGGCCATAATTTAGGAGCAGTTCCTCTAAAAGAGTTTTCCCAAAAAGTTATTATTTCAGTTGATAGATCTAATCCACTTTTTGAAGAAACTCCCCTCAAAGAGTATGTTAATATTGCTTCTAATTCTATTTTTCTAAGAGCAGCCAGAGACTATGATATTAAATTTACTCCTGATTCATCAGAACTCATTGAATACAATAAAAAAAATATGACTTTATCTATGCCTGATTTAAGTGCTTATGATACTAATCCATCCGCTGCGTTAAATTTTGGTTACGGATGTCAATGGGTTGGTATGTGTTTTCAGAATTTTGATGCTAATATGGAATTCTATAGTCTATTTTTTGACAAAGTAGGTCATTCATTTGCTCTTAAACCTGAACACCTTCGTTATGTTCCAGTTACTGTTCCTATTCCTCCTCCTCAAGACCCTGCTAATTCATTTACTACAAGAACTACTGCTACTGATTATTATTCGTTCAGTGTCTAATTTATATAATACTTTTTCTATATTTATTATATAAATGTCTTCCTGTAAACCAAAATTATCCTTAGAAGAAAAAGAATTAGACATATTACGAGATGCTGTAGACATAGCAGAAAAAAGAAAGGGTAAACAAACTGTAAGCGACCCAGATGTCAAAAAAATCATTGGAATTTTAGAAGATTTTCTTAAAAAGAAAAAATTAATATGTTATGGTGGAACAGCTATTAATAATATATTACCATTAGAAGACCAATTCTATGATAAAAATATTGAAATTCCTGATTATGATTTTTATTCACCAAATGCTTTAGACGATGCTAAAGAATTAGCCGATATCTACTACAATAATGGATTTCAAGAAGTAGAGGCTAAAGCAGGTGTCCATTATGGAACATATAAAGTATTTGTCAATTTTATTCCTGTTGCTGACATTACTTATTTAGAAAAACCCCTTTTTAAAAGAATACAAAGAGACGCAATCAGAGTATATGGTATTTTATATTGTCCTGCTAATTTTCTTCGTATGAATATGTATTTAGAATTATCTAGACCTGCTGGTGATATCAGTCGCTGGGAAAAGGTTTTAAAAAGATTAATATTATTGAATAAAAATTACCCTTTACGAGGTAAACATTGTGACCCAAAACTATTTCAAAGAGAATTTGAACGAATAGATAGTGATAAACAAGCACAATTATACTACAGTGTTCGTGATGCGTTTATCGACCAAGGTTTAGTATTTTTTGGAGGATATGCTAGTTTTCTTTATTCCTCTTATATGCCTGCCAAGCAAAGAAAAATGTTTCAAAAAACTCCCGATTTTGATGTGTTAGCTGAAGAACCTGAACAAGCTGCTGTTATATTAAAGGAGAGATTAGAGGATTTTGATTATAAAGATGTCAAAATAGTAAAACATGAAGGTATTGGTGAGTTGATTGCTCCTCATTATTCTGTTCGTGTTAAAATTAATAATATAGAAGAAACAGTTGCTTTTATTTACAAACCATTAGCTTGTCATAGTTATAATGTTATTAAAAAAGGTAACAAATCTATTAGAGTTGCTACTATCGATACTATGTTAAGTTTCTATTTTGCTTTCTATTATAGTGATCGCGAATATTATGACGAAAATCGTATTCTATGTATGGCTCAATATTTATTCAATGTTCAACAAAAAAATAGACTCGAACAAAAAGGATTACTCAAAAGATTTAGTATTAATTGTTATGGAAAACAAGATACATTAGAAGAAATGAGAAATACAAAGGCATTAAAATATAAAGAATTAAAGGGAAAAAGAAATTCAAAAGAATATGAATCTTGGTTTTTGCGTTATATCCCATTTGAAGAAAATTTAGATAAGGAAGAAAAAAAACTTGAAAAACAAGTTAAGAAACTCACAAAACACAAAACTACAAAACATAAGAAAAAGAAGACTACTAAAAAGAAGAAGACTAGAAAAAATATTATTGAATTTTTTGATATTATTTAATTTTCTTCAAATAAATATATGAACAATAAAATTATTTTTCTTATATTTTTATTTATAATCGTAATCTCTATTTTTTTATATTATGATACCAATAAGGAAGGTTTCGAATCCTATACTAATTGTATTGAACAGGGATATCCGATGGATTTCTGTATTAAAACACCAATACAATCACAAGTAGACAATGGCTATTGTAGTTGCGCCGATGGATATTTTGGTTCATGGCATATGGATGATGGTAAATGTTATTGTTATTTATTTAATGGATTATTACCCCATAAAATAACAAGACCTTTTCAATCCAAACCATTTGATGGTTATAAATTATTACAACAGTGATTTTTTTAATTTGTATATAAAAAAATCAACATCTTTCTTACTTAATATTAATGATGGTCGTATTCTGATTGATTGCTTTCCACATGTTCCTATATTTATATTATTCTCAATTAATCTTTCTTTCAATAAAATACTATTATCACAATCAAATGCTATAAATAACCCTTTACCACGAATATTTCTAATTTTTCCAGTCTTATCTTCTAATTCCAATAACTCTCTCATTAAGTATTCTCCTGTAGTTGTTGAATTCTCTAATAACTTTTCATCGGCAATAATTTTATAAATCTCATTACTTAATATTACTTTAAAAGGATCTCCCATCCAAGTATTAAATGTCTGAAATGGACTATCTGTTTTATATTCACTTTTACAAAAGTATCCTGACATTTGCATCTTCTTTGAAAAGGTCATTATATCAGGAAGGTATTTTTTATCGTCTGACCAATATTCATATCCCCATAATTTTCCTGTTGAACCAACTCCGGTTTGAACTTCATCTACAATAAATGTAACATCTTCGTCTAATGCTAACTGTCTTAATTTAATAAAATAATCATTAGATGCGTGTCTATCTCCACCTTCTGCTTGAATAGGCTCAATTATCATCCCAGCAATCGTTTTATTTTCTTTTAATATTTTTACTGTTTCATCAAGACATTTTTCTTCTTCCAAAAAATTGATTAATTCATTTTTATGTAAAGGATATTTTAATTGTGGAAAAGGCGCTACTGGCCAGTTAAAAGCAGGTATATTTATTTTATGCCACGCATTAGACCTTGTTGTTGATAGACAACCCATAGTTCTCCCATGAAAACCTTTCTTAAATGATAAAATAGATATATTTGGTGAACCTGGCTCCCTATTATCTAATGCTGTTTTTAATCTATCCTCCATACTATGTTCTGAATAATTATTACGAGCAAATTTAACAAAAGCTGCTTTAAAAGCATTCTCATTTGCCCCTGAACCACATCCACATGCTACATACATAAAATCCAAACCACCCGGGGAATAATTTTTATATAATAGTTCTACATGTTTCTTCCATTCAATCGGAGGATTTACACCAAGTGCCGGACGATGAATTAACAATTTTTTTATTTCAGGTGATTCAAGATTTAACTCTTGTAATCTCTTATGATTATAACCAACTGGTAATGAACCAATATTTCCATACATATCTAAATATTTTTTCCCATTTGAATCAAATAAATAGTTCCCCTTACTTCTCCCCAGATTAGTAAATAATTTAATATTTCGCGAATCTATAATCTTATGGAATGACATTACTCTGAGTAATTTATAATATATATCTTTATATATAATTTTATTGAAATATTTAAACAGTTAGATATAAAATTATATCTCTCCAAATGTTTTTAAATACCGATATATGTTGTCGAATAAATGGATCTTTCCTCCAACTTTCGGGAAATAATGTGTCTATTTTCAATCCCAATCTGAAAATATAAACCAATATTACATATATAATTTCTCTCAATCTAAACAATAAAATATCTATTAGTCCCCAGTCATTGACATAACTACACATATTATTAGTAGTATCCGTTTGAAAAAAATTATGAGTATCCATTAGTCCTTCTAATAATCTTGGATAAATATTCTTTTCGTGTTTTATAAATATCATCTTTTTTATCTTATCCAAACTCTGAAGATTTAAAAATAGAATCTTTCTATCTTTTTTTGGTTTGAAAATATGAGGAAATGCCCCGTCTATACAACCATCATCATCTGTTAATTTTTTATCTATTAAATATGGAACATATAGAGATTTTATTAAACAATCTAATAAATCCTCCTTCGATTTATATGTTTTTTTTATTACTTGTTTACCTTTTATTGTATCAAAATAGGTCAAATAAAATTTATTGTTTATTTTACAAATATCATCCTCTTCAATTATTTCATTAAATTTATTCTTAATTGTTTCTATTAATTGTTTCAAGTGTTGATGCTTTCGTAAACATTTGAAAGCATATGTAGAAATATCAATAGAAATATCCATTTTATTCAAAATAAATAATAATCCTAATAAAGCTCCAATACTACACCCAGAAACCCTTTTTATATTTATTTTCTCTCGTTGTTCTAATTCTTTAATATAAAACAATCCTCCTAACATATAAATACCATTGAATGCTCCTCCATCTAAAATTAAGTCCATATTTTTCGGTATATTATTTTTTGGAACATTTTTAATTAAACTAGATATAAATGCTTTTAAAGCCATTATTTTAAGTTTACATTAATTTTTCATTTTATATACTTATTATATAATGGATAGACCTTCATGGAATGAATATTTTAAAGAAATTACTATAACAACATCTAAACGATCACCGTGTAATAGATTAAAAGTTGGTTGTATATTAGTAAAAGATAACAGAATCATTGCTCAAGGATATAATGGATTTCTACCAGGTGCGCCACATGAATCAAAGGTAGTTAATGACCATGAACAAGCTACTGTACACGCTGAACAAAATACAATTACTGATTGTGCTAAAAGAGGTGTTAGTAGCGATAATTGTGAAGCCTTTATTACGCATTATCCATGTATTCATTGTATGAAAATATTATGTGCGGCTGGAATTAAAAAAATAAATTATTTTAATGATTATAAAAACGATCCTCTAGTTAAATACTTTCAATCTATAACTAATATTGAAATTGTTAAATTGTAAAGGCTATATTATTTTAGATTATATTCAAGATATATATCAGTTAACCTATGAATGTTACTATTAATGTCATTATCATTATCATTGTTTAATTTATATAATATATCATCGATTGATATATTTTTATTAGAAATCATTTTAAAAATGATTTCTTTTTCTTTATTACTCATATTGTATGTTTCATCATTTTGTTCTATGTCATTCTTTTTTATATTATTTATAAATGGTATATTATTCAACATATCATCAACATCATCAATATCATAAATATCGTATTTTTTTGTATTATTAAATGGTGTTATATTTTCTATTTTATTAATCGATAAATTTGAATTCACACTGCTAGAAGAATTATTACTACTAATAGACAAACTATCATCTAAATCACTATATGTATCAGAACATAAGGAAATAGCTGAATCAGAA